TAGATTCTACCCCGCAACCTCCGCATCTATTGCGCCTCCGACCACGCCGTATCCACCGCCCAGGATCGAGATCCCACCGTGCTCATGGCAGCCGGCGTGGACGAGGATGACAACATCTGGATTCTGCCGGATGTGTGGTGGCGCAGGGAGGAAACCGACAACGTGGTCGATGCCATGCTCGAAATGATGGCGCGCCACAAGCCCCTGATCTGGTGGGCGGAGCGCGGCCATATCTCCAAGTCGATCGGCCCGTTCCTTCGCAAGCGGATGCAGGAAGAACAGGTCTATTGCGCCATCGATGAGGTGGTTCCAGTGAAGGACAAGCAGACCCGCGCGCAGGCGATCCGTGGTCGATTAGCCATGGGCAAGGTTCGCTTCCCCGGATTCGCTCCGTGGTGGGAAGCCGCTCGCCACCAGATGCTTACTTTCCCATCAGGAAAGCACGATGACTTTGTGGATACCCTAGCCTACATCGGCCTCGGTCTCGGTCGCATGACCACCGCCACCAGCCCGGTTCGCAAGAAGGCTGAACCCACCGTGGGAAGCCTCGCGTGGGTTAAGCACCGCTCCAACATCGAAGCTCGCTACAAAGCGCAAGCGAAAACGGTTGCTGGATTCTGATATTCAACATACAATCACCACCAGACAAGCCATGATCGAAGAATTTTCATCCACACCTGACACCACCGAAATGAGCACCACCGAAATGGCGGTCAAGAGCGGCATGGTGCGCGAGAAGCCAGAAATCGATCCAAGCCGTTCGGCATTGGTCAAGAAATGGCAAGGCAAAATTCAAGAAGCGAAGGCTCATTGGAAGCCTGACTTCGATCGCATGAAGGAAGACCAAGGCTTCGTCACCGGCGCACAGTGGGAAGGCCAGGAGGATGACGACAAATACACCGCCAACATCATCCAGCGTCACATCAATCAGCGCGTGGCAGCGCTCTACGCCAAGAACCCGAAGGTGATCGTTCGTCGCCGCAAGACCATGGAGTTCAAGGTATGGGACGGCACGGTGGATCAGCTCACCGGCATCCAGCAGGCCATGGAAATATCCATGCAGAGCGGCATGCCACTTCCTCCGCAAGTTCTCTCTCTCATCGATGACGTGTCCCAGGGCGTGAGCCGGAAGCAGATGCTTCAGAAGGTCAGCGACACACTCGGCATTCTCTACGATTACACCCTGAACCAGCAGATTCCGCCCTTCAAGACCCAGATGAAAGCCCTCGTGCGCCGCGTGTGCACAACTGGCGTGGGTTACGTGAAGATCGGCTTCCAGCGCATCATGGAGCGCACTCCCGAGGACGTGGAGCGCATCAACGGTCTCACCGAGCAGATCAGCATCATCGAGCGCCTCACCGCCGACAAGGTGGATGACAAGCTGGAGGAGGGTAATCCAGAACTGGAACAGCTTCGCCTTCAGCTCCAGGACTATCAGCAGCGCGAACAACAGCTCGTGCGCGAGGGACTGGTCTTCGACTTCCCATCGTCCACCTCGATCATCATCGATCCTGCCTGCCGGCACCTCCGCACCTTCATTGGCGCCCGCTGGATCGCCGAGGAATACGTGCTCACCGTGGATGACATCAAGGAGATCTACGGCGTGGATCTTTCCACCGCTTCATCTGCCACCTCTTACGATACCAACACCAAGAACGGCATCCCAGGACTCAGGGAGAAGCTCGCCTCAGTTGCCACCGGCGGAAACTCCAAGGAGCGCAAGGTCGATGGGGTGAAGGTTTGGGTGGTATGGGACAAGCCCGCCGGTCAATACTGCGTGATCGCGGAAGGCTATGAGGATTTCATCGTCGAGCCTCAGCAGCCAGCCATCCAGCTTGAACGCTTTTGGCCGATCTTCCCGCTCATCTTCAACGAAGCCGAGAACGAGAACAGCATCTTCCCTCGCTCGGACGTGCATCTCCTCAAGCCGATCCAGAAGGAATACAACCGCTCGCGCGAGGGATTGCGCCAGCATCGCATGGCGAACCGTCCTGCCACCGCCGTGGCTGCCGGCCAGCTCGACGAGGAAGACATCGAGAAGCTCAAGAACCGCCCGGCAAACGCGGTGATCACGCTCAACGCCCTTCCTCCCAACGGCAACGTCAACAACCTCCTTCAGCCGATCCAGCACGCGCCGATCGACGCCGCTCTCTACGATACGTCGGCACTTTTTGAGGATCTCCTTCGGGTTGTTGGACAATCCGATTCCAGCATCGGCACGGCTGCCAGTGGTGTCACTGCCACCGGTGACTCGATCGCCGAGCAGAACCGCACCGTGGCGCTCGCATCCAACGTCGATGATCTCGACGACATGATGATCGAACTGAGCCGCGCAGCCGGTCAGATCTATCTTCTTGAAATGTCGGCCGAAACGGTGATGAAGATCGTCGGACCTGGCGCCGTGTGGCCATCCCTTTCCAATCAGGAGATCGCCGATGAGCTTCTCTTGGAGATCGAAGCCGGTTCCTCCGGTCGCCCCAACAAAGCAGCCGAGGTGGCTAATATCGAACGCATTACCCCGCTTCTCCTCCAGATCCCAGGCGTGCGCCCTGACTGGCTTGTCAAGCAGCTTATTACCCGCCTCGACGATCGGATCGACCCGACCGACGCCATCGCCTCCGGCCTCCCATCCATCATCGCTCAGAACGTGATGAGCAAGATGATGGGCGGAGCGCAGGGTGGGCCACCGCAGGAAGGTATCGAATCCAAGGGTGGATCGGATAATCAGAAAGCTCCTCCGCAGGGACCGCCACCGAGCGGCCCGCCATCATCCCTCCCTCAGATGGGTGGCGGAATGCCAATGCAGTAATAATCCATGGACGAATTTTTGTCTGATGAATATGTTGACAGCGTAGGGTAATCAACCTACACTGACCAGCATGACGATCAACCAAGCGTCGGATTCGTCTTCCGACCAAATACCAAACCTTGACAGTGCGACCATCGAGCAATCGACGGACGCAGTAATCGAACAGAGCGCAGAGCAAACGACTGAAACGCTCGCAGTCAACAACGAGGACGCAAAACCCTCATCCCTTCTCGACCTCGTTAAAGACGTGGTGGCGAAGAGCGAGGCCGAAGCACCGTCCAGCTCGGAGGCAGAAGAATCGGATTCTACCGAATCCAGTGATACCAAGAAACCAGCCGATCAGCCGTCGAGTGACGAAACTGACAGCAAGGACGAGGTAAAGCCGGAAGAGGACGAGAAGCTCCCATTCAACAAGCACCCACGCTTTCAAGCGGTAATCAGGGAAAAGAACGCCTACAAGGCCGAAGCAGAAGCCTTTAAAGCTGATGCTACCCAGTTCCGCGCTATCTCAGACTACATGACCCAAACCGGTCTCACACCCGATGAAGTCAATGAAGGCTTTGAGATAATGGCGGCATTGAAAAATGATCCGTTGAGAGCGAGAGAAATGCTGCTCAAGACCATTGAGCCGCTCAACATACTCGCAGGCGAAACCCTGCCAGAGGATGTGAGCCGGATGGTTGAAGATGGCGATATGACCGAAACCGCGGCCAAGGAATTGGCAGTGGCCCGCGCTCGTCTCGCTATGCAAGAACACCAGCAAAAAGAAGCACTGGAAAACCAGAAGCAGATCTCGGAGCGAAATGTTCATCAGCAAATCACTAATGCAGTTGAAACATGGGAACAGCAGGTCGCGGCACGCGATCCCGACTACGAAGCTAAGAAGGCACTTGTCTTCAAAAACATCCGACTCGCACACATCGAGCGTCCAGCTCGCACTCCCCAGGAAGCCGTGGCAATCGCCGAAGCAGCCTTGAAGGAAGCGACTGAATTGCTTTCCAGTGTGATGCCAAAGCGGGTGGCAATGAAGCAGCCTGTTTCCACGCAATCAGCAAGTCACGCAAAGCCTCAGCCTAAGAGCCTGAACGATGCGGTTAGCCTTGCTCTCAACTCATAACCCCAAACGAACCAAATCATTATGGCACTTACCCAAGCACAGATGGATGCGGTTGCAAGCTACGCTCTGGATTATTACATCAAGGGCGACGCTTTCGATCAAAGCATTCAAGACAAGCCTCTTCTCGCCGCCATCCGTGGCAAACAGAAGAGTTTCCCCGGTGGCAAAGGAAAAATCTCGATCCCAGTGGTCGGCGATTATCTGGACAGCGACGCGAACTTCTTCAAAGGATTCTCCTTCGACGATACCGTCACCTTCCAGAACCCGAACGCCGTCAAACGCGCAGCTTACGACTACTTTGAAATCCACGCTGGTATCAGCGTGACCTTCACTGAGTTGAAACAGGACGGCATCAGCATCGCTGACAGCGCCTTCGGTGAGAAAACCACCAAGGTATCTGGACGTGAGCAGACCGCTCTGACCAACCTTCTTGAGCACAAGCTCAGCTCGATGAGCGAAGGCTGGAGCCGCAAGATGAACCAGATGTTCTGGCGCGATGGTGCTCAGGACTCCGGCAAGCAAAGCCCAGGTATCCTCGCCTTTGTTGTTGACACGCCTACTACCGGCACGCTCGGTGGTCTGTCCCGTGTTACCAACACCTGGTGGAGAAACCGCGCCAACCTCGGTATCTCTGCCGGCTCGGACAACCTGACCCAGACTCTCCGCCAAGAAGTCCGTCAGCTCACCCGTTACGGTGGCAAGCCAAACCTCATCCTTTGCGGTTCCAAGTTCCTTGATGCCCTCGAAAAAGAGGTCGCAACCAAGTCGCTTTACTCGCAGAGCGGTGTCGCTGGTTCCAAGAACATCGCCTCGCCTAGCGTGACGGTGACTGGTATCGGCACATTCGTCTATGACCCAACCCTCGACGACCTCCAAGGCATCATGGGCAACGCTATCGATTACTCGAAACGCTGCTACATGATCGACACGGATTCCGTCTGCGGCTACGTCATGGAAGGTGAAGACAACAAGGTTCACGCACCAGCGCGTCCAGAGAGCAAATACGCCCTCTACCGCTCGATGACATGGACCGGTGGTCTCACCGCAAAACGTCTCAACAGCTCCGGCGTCTACTCGATCGCCTAAGCCTTCACTGGAGGGGGTGGTTTCGGCCATCCCCTCCTTCCCTTTCCTCTCACATCACATCAATAATATGCAAACCTGCTCAGTCCTAGTCGCCATCGGCGGCTCCAATGATACCGTCATCCTCAAGGAAGGCGTCACCGTTCCAGAAGTAATCGTGCTCATGGCTGGCCATGGTCGCCATTCAGTCACTCGCGTGCCCAACACGCTCATCGAACGGGAAGGTGGTGAAGTCACCGCCAAAGTGGAATGCGATCGCCTCGTCCGCGCCTACGGTGAAGAAACCGTAGCCCTGGCATTCGGCGCCAATCGCTTCAATCTCACGCTCCCTACTGAGTTTGATGCCATCGAGTTCAAGGAAGTTGATCCCTACGCAGGGATCACTCCCGTTGAAAAGGATGTCGTCGAAACTCCTGAAGAGGAACCCGTTCCTGTCAAGAAGGGATCTAAGAAATCCGTCACCCCGCTCGACGCCTAACCCAAAAGCATCATGCCCATCCTCACTTTAGATGAACTCGTCACCGCCGTTCGTGCGGAAATTGGCGACTCGACCGATATGGCGATGGGCGTTGATGCTCTTCCGGGTATTCGGCAGATGATCAAGCGGATTCAGGAAACCTACTACGAGGACTTCGACTGGCCTCACCTCAAGATCTTCCGCGAGGAGGAAATACTTGCAGGCCAGAACATCTACACATTCAATTCCGACATCGATTCACGCCGCATCTACGGTGTGTGGGTGAGGGATAACGACAACTGGCTTCCCCTCCAATTCGGCATCACTCCCGATCTCTACAATTCCTCTGACCCGGAAGAAGGAGAGACCGAGACCACACCGCTTCGCTGGGACTTCACCGAAGACAACCAGTTTGAGATCTGGCCGGTGCCGAGCGACCCGACCCGCATCCGCTTCCGCGTGATGAAGCAGCTCGATCCACTTGTGGCATCCACCGACAAATGTGAGCTTGACTCCAACCTCCTGATCCTCACTGCCGCGGCAGAGCTTCTTGCTCGCGCCAAGTCAGCCGACGCTCAGCTCAAGCTCTCGATCGCTACATCGCACTACAACCGGCTCAAGGGGAGATACTCCCAGAACCGAATGTTCGTGAACGGTCAATCCGATTTCCAACCACGCCCTAAAAACTGGACCATCAGAGTCCCACGATAATGGCATTCGTCTTCGTCAACGCATTCAAGAGCGGACTGGATTCTCGCCGCAGCCGTATCACTGCACCACAGGGAAGCCTTTCGGTTGGCAAGAACATCCACATCAACCGGGGCGGCGAGGTAGAGAAGCGCAAGGCATTTGTGCCGTTTGCCACTCTCCCTGCTGATCAGACCAAGGGATTATGGGCAACCAAAAACGGTATCTACGTTTTCGGCAGCGCAGCCAGCCCCACCATTCCTACCTCCGTCCGCTACCAGCAGCTCGTGGCGCCAGGAAGTCCCGATCTCTCCGAGATCCTCAGCGTGGATACCTACAACGGCGTGCCCTACGTGGTCGCTAAGTTTTCCGATGGCACGGTCCATCACTTCTACAACGGCGTGCGGATCACCGACTGGGATACGATTGCGCCAGCAATCTCTGACATCGACACACTCGGTCAGTCACTCGCCGCGCTGATATCGACCGACTCGGCAGTGGATGCGACCTACGATACAGCCACCAACAAGATCACGGTTACAGCATCACTGGCGCATGTGGTTTTCGCGATAAGCGCGAGCGTGAGCAACGTAGCAGGCGGATCGGATAACTACGCCACAGTGATAATTACGCAACAAGCGACAGCAAGCCACCATCAGGTCGCCACCGTGGAGCTAGTTGGTGGATATAACCCGGCCTTCGATGCCAATGAGTCATGGGAAGTGATCATCAATGGCACGCCCTACCGAGTCACCTCATCGGCATCTGGCACCGGCACATCAGCCCGCACCTTCCGTGGCAAGGTATATGCCACCGTGCAGGGCACGCTCTACTTCTCCGACGTGAACAACCCGACACGCTGGACGACCACCTTCACCAACTCCGTTGGCAAGAAGGAAGATACCTTTGCTGGGTTTGAAAGCCTTTCCTCCCAGACAGGTGGCGCCGAAACGCTCGTCACCACCGCTCCCTACCAAGGGTTCCTTGCGGTGTTCGCCCGCCGGTCCACCCAGATCTGGCAAGTGGTGGCAGGCGATCCTTCCGACAACCTTCCGAAACAGATCCTTGACAACGTAGGATCGATCGCTCCCCGCAGCGCAATGAACTTCGGAGAGATGGATGTATTCTTCCTTTCCGACACCGGCGTGCGCTCCCTGCGCGCGCGCGACTCGTCCAACTCAGCAGTGGTGTTTGACGTGGGAACAGCCGTCGATCCGCTTGTCATCGACCAGATGAACAGCCTCACCGAAGCCCAAGCAATGCGTGCTTGCGGCGTGGTGGAACCCCGCGAAGGCCGCTACATGCTGGCCCTCGGCGACAAGGTGTTCGTCTATTCGTTCTTCCCGGCGTCGTCGATCTCCGCGTGGACAACCTATGAACCCGGCTTCACGGTCGAGGATTGGGCGGTGTTCGGCAATCAACTCCTCTGCCGATCCGGCGACGAGATCTACATCTACGGCGGAGTCAGCGGTGGCGTCTATGACAACAGCCTGGCCGAGGTGGAGCTGAGCTGGCTCTCTGCTGATCGCCCCGGCAACAAGAAGAAATTTAAGGGCATTGATATTGGATGCGAAGGAAGCTGGACAATCTCCTATTCCACTGATCCAACCTCCAACAGCTATGCGCTGGCAGGCTCGGTCGAGCTTTCCAACTTCCACCTTCCCAACTTCAGGATCGGCGCATCAGGCACCCACATCGGACTCAAGTTCACCTCAAATGACCCCACACCAGCAAGAATATCCAGTGCAGTTGTCCACTTCGACTACACCGAACCCCCGTCCTGAGTTCAGGCTTGGGCCGGTGGAATACGAGCCGCTGCTCTACATCACCCAGAATATGCGCGAAAAGGATCGACATGAGATCCTTGCCACGCTTTACGACATGACCCATGAGGAAGCGACCGAGCTGATCACCCAGATGACACTCGATGCAGCCACCAAAATGGGCATCGGTTGGATCGGCTACCGTGGTGATGAGCCTATCGCCGTGCTCGGGATGAGCATGATGCACCCCAACGTGTCACAGGTCTGGATGTATGCCACTGACCGTTGGCCATTGGTGGCTTTATCGTTGACGAAATTCGCAAAAAAGACCATCATTCGCCTGTTGAAAGATTCAGGAACACACCGCGCGCAATGTTTCTCCATCGAAGGCCACGACGTGGCTCACGACTGGTTGAATATGCTTGGTGCAACCGAAGAGTGTGTGGCTCCCAACTACGGACGGAACGGTGAAGCCTTCCATCTTTTCGCATGGTCAGAAGGGAGGGACTTCTAATGGGATTATTTGGATCAGATAAATCTGCGAAAAAAGCCAATAAACTAGCTCAACAGCAGTTTGAATGGCAAAAGGATCAGGCAGCAAAAGCCGAAGCTGATGCAGCCGCACGCCGGGCTAGCATGGAGCAAGGGCTTGGAAAGATCGGAGACATCTTCGGCCAGTTTGATGACAACTACTACGGTGGCATCCAGAACAAATATCTGGATTATGCAAGACCGCAGATCGAGAAGTCACAGCAGGACTCAAGCTACAATCTTCGCTCATCGCTTGCCAACGCCGGCAAGATGGCATCGTCCACCGCAGCACGTAAGTATGGCGATCTCGCCTCCACCTACGACGGCATGTATCGCGACGCCCAGAGCAAAGCATCAGACTACGCAAGTCAGCAGCGCCAGTTCGTCAACTCAGCACGCCAGTCAGCAGTCGGTCAGATGTATGCATCCGAGTCTCAGGACGCAGGATTGCAGGCAGCCAACGCATCAGTGCCAGCCCTCAACGCAGGACCAGCTTTTGAGCCGGTCTCAGCACTGCTCGGTCAGGCAGCGAAGTTCGCGACCAACGATTATTGGAATGCCAAGACGAACAATCAGTTCGGCGGGGTGTTCAGCCCAATGTTCAAGAATAGCAACACTGGCAGCTCATCCACTGGTGGATCAAGCGCCGTAACCAACTACCAAGGATCTTAATTATGTGTGACCCAGTTAGCATTGCCGCAGTAGCAGCCACCGTTGGCGGAATCGGATTACAGGCAAAAGCTGCTAATCAGCAGCAGAACGCCATGTCGGCAGCTCGTCTTCGTGAAGTGAGCCGCCAAGGCGAAATCATGCAGAAGCAGATGGCTTTGCAGAAGCAACAGGAGGATGACTCTCTGCGTGCTCGCAAATCATTTCAGGACAACACTCTCAATGCCTTCACGCGCGATAACGTAGAAGCCGATACCAACAATCAGACCAATCAGTTTGCACAGGCGCTTCAGGCCGCTGGCAACCAGGCTTACGCCGGCAGCACGGGTGGAGACGCATCGCAGGCTACTGGAACGGTTTCAGTCGAGGACGCAGCACCAAGCTCCGACACCAAGTCATACCGCAATGCACTGAACACCCAGCTCAGCTACGCTCAGGACTTCGGTGATCAGCAGGCGCGGGCACAGGCAGCACTCATGGCACTTGGTCGCGCTCGCGAGCTTGGCATCGATCGCCTCCGCCAGTCCGGTGAAGGCATCTCCCTCGTCAACCGCCAGATGTCAGCCCTCAACCGTCCGATCCAAGCAAACGATCTCTACTCTCAGGCATCCAGCCGTCTCTATCAGAATGAATCCGATTCCGCAGCAAAAAAGGGATCTGGACTGATGCTGGCCGGTCAGGCTCTTCAGGGTCTTGGTCAGCTTGGCTACGGTGCAGGCACCGCAAAAGCTCCGCCTAGAGCAATCCCCGTCTAACCTTATTTCAAAGAAAACTCATGGACCGATACACCGCAGCCGCACTAGGGCAGAACCTATCTAACGCATTTTCTGACATCGGTCAGATCTTCGATCCGCGCGCGCGCGCGGCAGCGGATCAGCAGCGTCTTGCGGTCGAGGGACTTCGGCTCAAGAACACCGGGCAGGGCATCGAGAACGAGTATGCACCAAGGGTGTTCGGCTCTCAGATCGCACTTAATACCGCGAAGGCTGGAACTGAAGGCGCTCAGCAGGGTGTGTATAACGAGCAGACAAAGAATTGGAAGACCCGCAATCAGGCTCTTTCTGACCTCTATTCTTCGACTGGACTGCCGGGCTTCGTTAAGGAATTTGAAGGGTTCAATCCCAACGCCTATCCGGACGGTGCCCAGACGAGCATCGGCTACGGTACTAAAGCAAGACCCGGCGAAACCTCAGTAACAACCGAAGAGGGGGAGCGCAGGCTTGCTGAAGAACTTCAAGCGAGCACCAATCGCATTAACAACGCCGCCAGTCAGTTCGGGATCAACCTCGCTCCTGCACAACGGGATGCTATGATTTCCTTCGACTACAACACCGGCAAGGGAGTGAACCTACTTCAGCGGTTCGGAAATGATCCAGACGCACTCACCGCCAAGATGCTTGAATACCGTAAGTCTGAAGGGAAGGTGCTGCCTGGCCTTGAACGCAGGCGTGCCGCAGAAGTCGATCTATTTCGCTCGGCGATCCTCTCCAGTGTAGCAGGAGGTGGTGGCGATCCTCAGCAGCTTACCAACGCGCTCAATACCGCGAAGGCTGCTCAAATCTTTTACGATCCAAACTCCACTCCTGATGCTATTCGCGTGGCCCAGGCTGCAACAGGAACGGCAAACCCTCAGTTCAACACCGTGTCAGGAACCACTGCCGAAGCGATTAAAGTCGGCGATCCGAAGCTACGCAGCGAAGAAGCTATCGCCGCTGGCAATGCTCAGATGAAACTTATCGGTGATCTGTATGGCGGATCAAGCACTCGCCGTGGAGATGGCTCTATGCTCGGTCTTCCGAAGACCGCTCCAAACAGCTTCAGCGATGCTCGCAAAGTTGATGAGCTAGCACAAGATGCCAGCTTCAGGGTATTCGGTGTTCCCGTTGACGACGAAGGCGCTCCGACCGAAGATCCTTTTGCGCCCTCCCGTAGAGCATGGTCGCAGAGCTTCTCAAACGCGATGAGCGCTGGCATGACTCCGATCGAAGCAGAGGCTGCGGCCAACGTGCATCATTTCGGAACCGATCAGCCAGAGATCAATTCTGAAAACACTTTCAGATTCGGATTCGGCAAAGATCCATCGCTTCCAACGATGAAGAACACGGAGCCGTTGCAGGCATCCCCCGAGTTTGGAGTGGATCAAGAGAGAACCGCTGCTCTGATCGCATCGATCCCAGAGCTTTTCGGTCTCCCTCCTGTTCAGCCTCAGCAAGGCAATCCCAATGTCGGCACACCCGTGACCGGCGTAGCCCCAGGTTCAACCCAAGAAGCTGTCCCTCCGATGCTTCAGCGCCCTGCTGAGCAGCCTGCAAAAGTCAATAAGCTGAGCGATCAGTTCAAGCGCAGAGAAGGTTCCACCGAAAGAAAAGTTCGCGAAGCTAAAGAGAAGGAAATCGCCGCACTGGAAGCCGAGATCAAAGATACCATCGACATCCTCAAAACTGGACAAGTCAATGTCCCGGCTGGCTTGATGAATGGTGGCATGATGAGCGGTGCATTCACTCCTCCATCCGGACCAGTCACTTTGTCCGATGACGGCTACAATAGAAACCTCGACCGCCTCAAAGAGATGGAAGCAAAGCTCGAAAAACTGAAGGGCGGTGGAGTTCAGGCTGGACAAAACTCAGGCGGAGCACAGACTATCAGGAGATACAATCCGGCCACCGGAGCTATTGAATAGTCGCCATGCCACAAATCATTGAAATCCCCGACATTGGACAGGTAGAATTTCCTGACGGAATGAGCGATGCCGACATCGCTCTCGCCATCCAAAACAATATCAGTCCACCAAAACCGCTCACACCTCTTGGCATGGGAGCGGCAAGACAGCAGGCTGAGCTTGAAGCCGCAGCAAACGATCCCTCCATGGCTGGATCATTCCTCCGTGGCGCACGAGAAAACCTCGGCGCCGGCGTAGGTGGTGCTTTGGCTGGTGCGGCCAGCGGCGCTGCAACAGGAGCAGGACTTGGAGCAATGGGACTCAACCCGATTACCGTTGGTATCGGGACCATTGGCGGCAGTATCATCGGAGGCATCGGCGGTGCTTTTGGTGGACAGAAGATCCAAGAGGCGATCGATCCCATCACCGAGGAGCGGCAGGCAGCTATCGCTCGCGACATGGAAGTCAATCCAATTTCCAGTTTTTCTGGTCAGATCGCCCCAGCCCTCATCACCGGTAAGTTCTCCCCAGGAAACATCCGCACGGCGCTCACCCCTCTTGGTCGTGCCAGCAATGCAGTCGAGCGTGCAGCGATCATCAACAGCCGGATCAATGTGGGATCTGAGGTTGGCATCGGTGGCGCGTTGGACGTGGGACAAGCTCTTGCAAGCGGTCAGCCAATGGACGCTCGCCAGATCGCCTTGAACGCCGCAGCCGGTGCGTTCTTCAGTGATCCAAACCGTCTCGGTCGCGCCCTGGGGCAGGGAGCAATGATCCCATCTCCAATCGAAGCTGCCGCCCCTCCAGTTCAAGCAGCCGCTCCTATCCCCCTGCGGGGACCTCTTACACCAATCGCTCCCACTACCCCTCCGGTTGCCACAGGCAGAACTAGGCTTGCAGGAGATATGGCTGCGCGTTTCGGTATTGACCCCATGGCACTCAGGCCATCCGGAGCGGGAGCCACCGTCACGCCAAATGACGTGCGCGCGGCGGCAGCTAACCTCCCTGCGATTACATCTGACTCAGGCGGAACGATCGACATTACACCGGCTCGGAAACCAGATCCAACCATCACCGACCTTATCGACAGCAACATCGAATGGGAAGGCCAGGCAGGCCGGCTCGTCGATGACGAGGGGCGCCCAGCCATGCTTCGCCCTGACGGCGCTCTCGTCGAGCTTCCGTTCAACTACGCCACCGACAGATCCCTCGCAGATCTTGGTGTGCAGCCGACGTTCGATCGTCAGCAGGATCGCGCCACGGCAACCCGCTTCTTCGGTGAAACCGAGAACGAATCCCTCCAGTCAGTCTTCAGTGTTATCGACAATAACACCGATGATCTTCTTGACATCGCCGAGCTTGGCGTCTCACTCAAGAAACAGAAGGGGCAGAAAAGCATTCCGGTGCACGACACCCCGGAGTTTGCTCCTCAGCTTCGCTCAATCACCGATGAACAAATCCTCCTTGCTGAAGACCAGATCAAGCAGGCAATAGACCGCGCCCAGAATAACCCATCCCTATCCGATGAAACCAGAACCGCCGTTATCAACAAGCTCTCAGGAGATCTCGAAAACATCTCAGCCATCACCGCAGCCAGGGACGCTGGGAAATATCAACGGCTTCCTCTTCCGGTTGGCAGCCCAGAAGTCCCGTCGCAGCGCGCAAGCATCGCAGCCGCAGATGCCATCGCCAACGCCCGCGCCGCCAGCAGAATACTGAATAACGAACCCGCCTTACCCGCCGAAGCCTCTGCCGCTCCAGTTAGCCGCAAGCTCACTCTCGGACCTGAAGAAACAGGTATCGCTCCGGTCGCACTGGAGAATGCGGGAGCTCCTCTTATTGAGACTCAGCCAGTTATTCCCGAAGCACCAGCCCCAGCTCCTCGCCAGTTATCCGCTGCCACTCGTGCGAAAAGACTTGCAGTGGAGATCAAAGACATCGGCAATCAGATCATGGCTCAGCGCCAGAAGATCACGGATCTGAAGAAGAACAGTGCATCGAAGCAGACGATCACCAAGGCTGAGAAGCAGCTTGCGAAATTGCAGGACACGCAATCTCAGAAGAAGCAGGAACGAGCCGACGCCAAATTTGAAATCCCTCGCGTGTATAAGGGATTGTCAAAAGGCGCATCGAAAATTCGCAGCGCGGTCTGGGATAATATCGAGAACTTCCCAGGGCTGAATAGCATTGGAAATGACAGGATCAAAAGCCCGCCTCCATTGCTGGCATTGATCCTTGGCAAGCAGAGGAAGAAGATCACGCTCTCCTCCAAAGAAATCAATTTCCTCGCAGAGAACAAAAAGGGTGGTGAATACGACGGCTTCATCAAGATCTCCGACATCGACGCTATGCCTGGCACCCCCGAGGGACGCGAGGCGGCAAAGGATATTCTCCGTTCGATCTACGCCAAGCACGACGATTACTCGGCAAGCGGGCCAGATACGATTTCTCCAGACAAGGATGCTGGCACTTTGTGGAGTGAGCTGAGGAGCGAGATTGAAGACATCGCACAAGGCAAGAGTCGCGCCTACGAAGACGAATACGATGCCTACATGGCGAAGTTAGAGGCGGAAGCCATTGCAAAGGAGGAAGCCCTTGCAAAAGAAAGCGCTCCGAATCGCCCGGTATCGCAGATGGATATACGCAACCAAGATTCGCGCCAGTTGTTTGACGATGATGGCGGATTCGCTCTTGCCTCTGAGAACACGCAAGACGGAGCTGAGATTATAGCAGAGCGCAACGCCAAAGAGGAAGCTGCAAGAGCGCAGGACGAAGCTCAAGGAAAACTCTTTAAGGGGACTTCCGAACCAGAAGTCGATGACTTCGATCCAATGGACAATAATCCATTTTCCAAGACCGATGCGCCGGCCCGCAC